TTGTAAAAAACTAAATAGTGTATAAAGAAAAATTGACCCATAACTAAGGAGAAATCCATGGCATTTCAGCTATCACCTGGGGTAAATGTATCAGAAATTGACCTGACTACAATTGTACCCTCAGTCGCTACTTCAATTGGCGGCATCGCTGGAAATTTTAACTGGGGTCCAGTTAGTGAAGTGGTTACCATTTCGGACGAGGTTCGCCTTGTTTCGACATTTGGTAAACCCGACAATACAAATTATGAATACTGGTTCTCAGCAGCAAATTTCTTAGCGTATTCAAATAACTTAAAGGTTGTTCGTGCCGCAAACACGACCTCCACTCTTAACGCTACAGCCAACGGCTCAGGCGTTTTGATTAAAAACTCAGACGATTATCTCGCTAATCGTTCTGATGCAAGCAATACAACTTACGGACCTTTTGGTGCTCGTTGTGCTGGTGCTTTAGGCAACAGTCTGCGTATTTCAATTTGTCCTTCATCGCAAGCTTATTCATCAAACTTAACATCTACAGATTCAATAAGAGCTAATGCTGTTACATCTGGTGCTACCGTAATTAATGTTAACGGTGGAGTTCCAACTTCAAATCTTGCCAATAATGATTTAATTTCAGTTGACGGTGGTGTATCATATGTTCGTGTTGCAGAAGTTAATGCAACTGCAATCATTACAGCTACTGCTGTAGGTACTGTTACTGTTGGTACACCAATTTTGCGTAAATGGCAGTATGCTGACAGCTTTGGTGTTGCACCAGGTACATCAACATACGCATCTGGTTTAGGTGGTTCTGGTGATGAAATGCACGTTATTGTTGTTGACGAAGATGGTCAATTCTCAAGTGGTGTAGCAAACACAGTTCTTGAAAAATATTCATTTGTTTCAAAAGCCTCTGATGCACAAAATAACGATGGTTCATCAAACTATTATAAAACAATTATCAATAGTCAATCTAGATATGTTTGGTGGTTAACACATCAACCAGGTGCTTCTAATTGGGGAACAACTGCTGTTGCTAAGACATTTACTAATATCAATTCAGCTTTCTCTGCATCATTGAGTGCAGGTGCAGATGGTACAATTGGTAATTCAGAAATTATTACTGCATATAGCTTGCTTGGAAATGCTGATGTTGTGGATGTTTCATTGATAATTTCTGGTCCAGGTAATTCAACTGTTGCTACAAGCTTAATTTCAATTGCTGAATCTCGTAAAGATGCTGTAGTGTTCTTGTCACCAACAAAAGCTTCTGTTGTAAACAATGCTGGTGCTGAAGCAACATCTATACTTTCATTCCGTTCTGGATTAACAAGTTCTTCATATGCATTTATGGATTCTGGTTATAAGTATCAGTATGACCGTTATAGTGATGTGTACCGTTGGGTGCCATTGAATGGTGATGTTGCTGGTATTTGTGCTCGTACAGACCAAGAACGTGACCCATGGTTCTCACCAGGCGGTTTAAATCGTGGTATTGTTAAGAACTCAATTAAACTAGCATACAACCCAACTAAAACTGAACGTGATAACTTGTATGTTCAAGGTATCAACCCCGTGGTTACATTTGCAGGCGAAGGCACAATTCTATTTGGTGACAAAACATTGTTAAGCAAACCATCTGTGTTTGACCGCATCAATGTTCGCCGTTTGTTTATTGTACTTGAAAAGACAATTGCTCGTGCTGCTCGTAGTTCATTGTTTGAATTTAACGACCAGTTTACCCGTGCTCAGTTTGTCAATTTAGTTGAACCATTTTTGCGTGATGTTCAAGGTCGCCGTGGTCTTACCGATTATCGTGTTGTTTGCGATGAGTCTAACAACACAGCCAATGTAATTGATGCTAACCAATTTGTTGGTGACATTTACATTAAACCAGCCCGTTCAGTCAACTTCATTCAACTTAACTTTGTGGCAGTTCGCACAGGCGTTACATTTGAAGAAATTGTTGGTCGGTTCTAATAAATAGAGAGATAGGAGAAAAAAATGGCATTTAATGTAAACGAATTCCGCTCTCAGATGACTGGAGACGGTGCTCGCCCAAATCTATTTGAGGTGAGTATGCCGTTTCCTGGCTTTTCACAGCCTGGAGATGCACAGCGAAAATTAACTTTCATGTGTAAAACGGCTCAACTACCTGGTTCAACTATTGGTGTTGTACCAGTTCAATACTTTGGCCGTGAATTAAAATTTGCGGGTAATAGAAGTTTCACCGATTGGACAATTACAGTTATCAATGATGAAGATTTTGTGATTCGCAATGCTTTCGAGCGTTGGATGAACGGTATCAATAGTCATAATCTTAATATTCGTAACCCATTAGCAGGAACTCCTGGTGGATATACTGTTGATGCGGATGTAACTCAATTTGGCAAACAAGGTAACACTTTGAAGAAATACCGTTTTCTCGGTATTTTTCCTCAAGACATTGCACCTATTGATGTTGACTGGGGTTCAAACGATACTATTGAAGAATTTACTATTACGCTTTCTTACCAATGGTGGGAAGCGACAGCTGACCAAGTGGCTTGATGAAAGGGGGGTCCCACGACCTCCCTTTTTACTTTTTTAGGATGAATTTTTAATGGCATTAAAATTATTTGGTTTTACACTAGGTAAAAAGGATATTGTTCAGGTTGAGAAACCAGAACAAGCTTCTTTCACGCTTCCAACCGAAGCAATTGATGATGGTGCAGTTACCATCACGCAAAATGCTCACTATGGTACATATGTTGACCTAGAGGGTTCTGTTCGCAATGAGATAGAGTTAATTACTCGTTATCGTGAAATGTCTAATCACCCCGAATGTGATATGGCAATTGATGAAATTGTTAATGAAGCAATCAGTCATACAGAAAATGGTGAAGTATTAAAGATTGTTTTAGATAATCTGAAACAACCAGAATCAATTAAGAAAAAAATTATTGAAGAATTCAACAACATTCAAAAGATGTTGAATTTCAGTAATCTTGCTGACGATTTATTCAAGCGTTGGTATATCGATGGTCGCATTTACTATCATGTTATTGTAAATGACAAAACACCAAAAGAAGGCATTAAAGAATTACGTTACATTGACCCACGCAAGATTCGTAAAGTTCGTGAGATTCAAAAAGAACGTGACCCAAAAACTGGTGCTAATATTATTAAATCATTGGCTGAATACTATGTTTACAATGACCGTGGTACAACCACACAAACATTTAGTGCAAACGTAACACAAGGTTTGCGTATTGCACCCGAAGCAATCATTAATGTAAACTCGGGTTTGATGGATGCAAAAAATGTATTCGTTATTTCTTATTTACATAAAGCAATTAAAGCTCTTAATCAATTAAGAATGATTGAAGATGCGGTTGTTATCTACCGTATTTCAAGAGCACCTGAACGCCGTATATTTTATATTGATGTTGGTAATTTACCAAAAGGTAAAGCTGAACAATACATCCGTTCAATCATGATTCAATATCGTAACAAATTAGTTTACGATGCAAGCACAGGTGAAATTCGTGATGAACGTAAGCATATGTCTATGCTTGAAGATTTCTGGTTACCTCGCCGTGAAGGTGGAAAAGGTACAGAGATTACTACATTACCTGGTGGTCAGAATCTTGGTGAAATGGAAGATGTAAAATACTTTCAAAAGAAACTGTTAAATGCGTTAAATGTTCCAGCATCTCGCCTCGATTCAAATAGTGGCAGTATGATGGGTCTTGGTCGCACGACTGAGGTTACCCGTGATGAAGTTAAGTTTGCTAAGTTTGTTAATCGTTTGCGTAATAAGTTTGCACAAATATTTGACCATGCGTTGAGAATTCAACTGGTACTAAAAGGTGTTTGTACCACAGAAGAATATGAAGATTTTAGAGAACAAATCTATTATGACTTCATTAAAGACAACAACTTTACCGAGATGCGTGATGCTGAAATTCTTCGTGAGAGAGTTAACACAGCAACAATGTTAGACCCATTTATTGGTCGTTATTATTCAGCAGCATGGGTTCGTAAGAATGTGCTGCAAATGACCGATGAAGAAATCGAGCAAATGGAAAAAGAGATTGAAGAAGAAGGTCCAGTTGCACAACCTGGTGATGAACAAGCACAGGCACAACAAGGACAAGTTCCACCAGAAGATAATTCTATGGAAAGAACACCTTCTGAATCTGATACACCAGAGTTAGATGCTGACGTTGAGAGGTCAGCGCTT